GCGTCCGGCAGCGGAAACAGGCCAGGCGCCTCGGCCAGCGGCTCGGCGCCGATGAAGACGCCCGCGTGATTGGCCCGGTCGGACCGCACCTGCATGATCACCACGTCGCCCGGCGCCATGGTCTCGTGCGACGCCAGCGGCCGAAAACCCGCTTCGGCGTAGTGGTCCATGTACAGATTGCCGGCGCGCCCCACTTCCCACCAGCCGTCTTCGCGCGCGAAATCGGGCAGGCGGATGCCGCGTTCCCGGGCGTACCAGTCGCGCACCAGCGAATAGCAGTCCAGCACGCCATGGGCGAACTGGCGGCCCAACAGCGGTGCCTGGAAGCCCTCGGGCGTGAACCCGCGGATTTCGCCGGCCCGGATCTTGCCATCCAGGCCTTTTTCGACCGCCACGATGTACCAGGGCAGGCCCGAGGCCTCGCAGGCCACGCGGTCGGCTTCGCTGGGCACCGCCGCGGCATCCGGATGCGAATGCACCACCGCCGCGATCTTGCCGGTTTCCTCGGCGGCCGCGTAGTCTTCGGCCGACATCACGAAATGTTCTTCGCTGGCAGCCGTATTGCGGCACGGCACATACCATTCACGGCGGCCGGCCTTGACCACCAGCCCGCAGCATTCCTGCGGATACGTCGCCACGCCATGGTCGCGGATGGCCTGCATCGTGCTCTTGCGCATGCTTATCCCCTGACCAGGTCGGCGGACGGAAAGCCGCCGAAGTTGATGATTTCGTATTCGCCGAAGCGCTTCTTGCAATCCGACATCAGGCCGGAACACCGGTCCAGCGTCGGGTCGTTGACGGGCTTGCCGTCCAGGTCGAACATGCGGCTGCCGGTGTAGCCGCAGTACGGACCGCGATAGCCGCCCTTGCGCAGCCACGCGCACACGCCCGCGATGATCGGCCGGTCGGGCAGCTTCTGCCCGTTGAAGTCCAGCGCGCTGGACAGCGAAAATTCCACCACCTGGGCGGTTTCCGCGGTCTTTTGCTGCACGATCCAGACTTCGGGCGGCAGCTCTTCCTGCGGATCCGCCGTCGGGTTGCCTTCCGGGAAGTTGGCCGCATCCAGGTACTTGCCCAGCGTGCGGCGCACCACCACCCGCGCCCCCACCAGGTCGTCCAGGTGAATGCACAGCGCCGAGATCACCCCGGGCAGCGGATTGCCCTTTTCGTCCTGGCCGATGTTGCCCACGCGCAAGGTGGGCGACGGCTGCTGGCCTTCACCCACCTGCTCGAAGCCTTCGGCCTGGATCGCCCAGGGGTCGTACTGTTTGCCTTGCCAGTAGATCGGGCCTACCTGCGTATAGCTGTGAAACCTCTGCACGGCGCCGCCGATTTCGCTGGCGTCCAGCTCGAACAGTTCTACCAGCGCACCCAGCTCCAGCTTCTGTACGTCTGCGTTGATACCCATTTTCTAACTCTCCCTGTCCGATGACATCGCCACCCCTTGCGTCACCGCGCTGCGGCCTTCCAGAAGCTCGACCCGTTGGGTCAACGCCAGGATCTGCCGCTGTTGTTCCTGCAGCGCCGCCACCAGGCGGGCGACAATTTTTGATGGATCGACGCCTTGCAATGCCGGCTTTTCCTCCATGCCGGGCATACGCAACATTGCGTCCTTCTCGCCCGACACTGCGTCCGGCGCTTCGGCCTGCAACTCGTGTGCGATGAAGCCCTCGCCGTCGGAGTTGTCCGCGTTCCACTTGTATCGGACCGGCCGCATGCGCAAGACGGATTCCAGCGCCCACGCGCCGCCCATGTCCACGACATCGTGCTTGACGCGATAATCCGACGTCGTGTTGAAGACGGTAGCGGTGGCCGTCGTCAGAATCGACCCCACCGTATTGGCGACGAAACTCTGGAACACGAGCGCCAGCGTCGATCCGTCCTGCGTGGGCCGATAGACCGTCCCGTACTGGCTGCCTGCGCCGTCAAAGGTGACTTGTGTACGGCAGTACAGACCGGTGGCGGCATCCGGGCCAAGTACCCATGTCGTCGCAGGCGTGATGCGACCGGCGTGGTAGGCCCCCATCCTGAATACCAACGGCAAGGTCGGGCTGGTGCCCGTACCCACGCTTTCCAGTGACACAACGCCGCCCTGCCCATCGATACGCAAGGCGGTATAGGCGCGATTCGGACCTTCGGCGCTATTGGCAATCCAGCCGCTGATGGCGCTGCCGGTCGCCGGGAACGCCTGCACGTAGGTGGGGCCCGTTCCGGTCTTCTTGAAACCGGCGACATTGGTGTCGGCCAGGTTCCATGTCCAGTTTCCCAGGATGCGGGCATTTGATTGCAGCAGCGACAGGTCCGCCGCGACCGGCGGGTCGAATCGCGAGTACGCCGCGCCATTCCAGCGGTGTGGCCCGAGGCCGTCAACGTAGATGTCGCCGCAATCCGCCGTCGGCATCTGGACCGCATTGCTCCAGGCGCCGACGGCAAGCCAGGGCTGCCAAGTGCCGCTGACGGGGTTGCCGTAGCGCGCATATTTGCGAGGCTTCTGGCCGGAAAACAGGATCGACAATTCCTGGCACACGGTCCCCGCCGCCAACCAGTAGACGTTCATGTAGCCTGCATTCACGGCAGCGCTGGCGGGCCAGTTCGAACCCGCCGACAGCGGCGTCGCGGTGGCCCAGGTGTAGAACGTATTGTCGGCAACCAGCGTGTTGGCATCCGCAGCACCCGTCAGGGGAACGTGCGCCATGGCTTGGTCGGCACGCGCCAGCTCGAACCAGGCGCCCCAGGTCGCAACGCCCGCGGCCAGGAAACGATTGCGGATGAACCTGCGCGGATTGGCCAAGGTGTACGTCGTGTATTCCTGATACACCGCACTGTTGCTACCCGGACCGAATTTCACCGACAGCAGGCCGGCCAACGGTGCGGGGTAATTCGCACCCGTCGTCGCACCCGCATTGGCGTTCTGGCTATAGTCTCCCGGCGTCGAATAGGTATTGAGGTCTTCGTTGGCGCCCAGCGGCGTGGCGTTCAAGGCGGGCACCTGTGCGGGCGGAATCCTGCCGTTGTTGTCCAGCGTTGCGACGCCGCTCGGTGCCGCAAGCTGGCTGGAATCCAGGCTGGCCACCCAGGGCGACCAATTGCCGTTGATCAACGAACGGTTATAGACCTTGTTGCCATTGGCAGCGTAGTAAACCTGGCAGACGCCCGAGGTAACGTCAGGACCGCCCAGCGGCGAAGCCGACATGACCAGCAGATAGCCCGACTGCCCGACTGGAAAGTTGGTTCCGCCCGCGGCAATCGCCGACCCGCCCACGGCCCAGAAGCCGCGCTGCGTGTAGCTGTTCAGGTCTTGCGCGGCGATCATGCCCCCTGCATACGACACCACGGTCGTGGTGTCGGCCAGTTCCTTCCAGGACGACCAGCCCGTTGTCGACACGCGTACACGCCAGAATCGCTGCATGGCAGCAACAGAATTGGCGCGCGTTGTGTAGACCTGCACGACCGGCGTGCCGGTGGCCGTGACTTCCAGGAACCCCACATTGGCGACCGGGTAATTGGCCCCCGCCGTGGCGCCGGCAATCGTCGTCTGATAGAACGATCCCGGGGTCACGTACTCGTTCAGATCGTGCGCCGCCGTGGGCAACACGGCCGAGTACACTGCCGGAATCTGCCCAACCGGCACCTTGCCGGTCGCATCCAGCGTGGCCAGACCATTGGCGGCGCCCTTCTGCGACAACGGCGCCAGTTCCTGCCAGGCTGCCCAGGTGCCGCCATAGAACGACCGCCAGAATCGTCGCGAATACGCGCCCGATCGGTACTGCGTGTATTCCTGGTACACGAACGCCCCGTCGCCGGACGCGCCAACTTCCAGAAAGCCTGCATTGGCGAGCGGATAATTGCTGCCGGTCTGTGCCGCGGCGTTCGTGCTCTGGTGATACCGACCCGGTGCGATGACCGTGTTCAAGTCCACCGCGGCGCCGAGCGGTGCGGCATTCCAGACCGCGTCCAGCGCCGCCTGCACCTGGGCGAAGTTCCCGTTCACCTTCTGCAAGGCGACGCGCAGGGGATCGCCCGTCTGGTCGTTGTCGGTCTTGCCGACATTGATAGGTTGCGTATTCGCCATAGTGTTCAAGGCCTGAAGACTTGTTGGAAGGTGACGGCCAGCGTGTACATCTCGCCGCCTAGCGCCGTCAGGTCGTAATCCGTCGCGGAGTAGAACCCCGGCTCGCCAAGCGGCGGCTGCCACTGGAATCCGCGATAGCCGTGGTGCCTGTCCAGGAAGGCGATGATCGGACTGATCTGTGCTGCCGAGCCTGCGAACTGCAACGGCCAGGACGCGACCTTGTTGTTGATGCCATCGGCCGCCGACTGGCTGTAGCCATCGCCGAACTGCACGTTCAGCACGCGGAACTTGGTCCGGCCCTGTGGATTCACGCGCGGCGACCAGGTGAAGGTTTCGATTGCCATGTTCAAGCCCCTGCTAAACGGTTGTTGCTGGCCTGCCAGGCCAGGCCACCCTGTCGATACGACTGCGTCATGCGACGGTCGACCAGTTGGTTGACGTATTCGCCGATCTGCTGGCCGAACTGCTTCCAGCCGCCTTCGCCCGACTCGGTTTCCGAATTGACGTTGCCGTCCTGCACATAGACGTTGACGGCGACCCCGCCACCCATCTGGCCGGTGTCGCCGGCTACGTTCGGGAAGGCCGCGCGAATGCCCAGCGAGCCGTCAGCGCCGCGATGCAGCGGCATGATGGCTTCGGGGCCGGCTTCGCCCATGACGCCCATGGGGAAGGCGACCGGGCTGCTGACCATGCCGTTGGTGAAGGCGTTGCCTTTGGCGCTGGGGAAAAGCGATGAAAACGACGAAAGCGCGGTCCCGCCGGAAACGAAATTGCTTCCCACAGAAATTGCTCCCTGGGCGGCGGCGCCCCCGCCTCCGAACAGACCGGAGATGAAATTGCCCGCCGTGCTGATCCAGCCGCCTAGGCCGCCACCGTTCTCGTTCTTCATGAAATTGCTT